TCGTTCAGACGAGGCATGTGGGTCTTTACCTGTTTCTACTTTTTAGATTTTTTTGCTTTGCTATTTTTGACTGCACTTGTTAAGGTCTTTACCTGTCCCGAGTGAGCTTTAACTGCCTTTTTAAGACCTTTAATTACTTTCTTTACTTGTTTTTTAGCTTTTGGTTTCACGTCTATTCTCCTAATTTTTGTAACCACCGCCTGCTTTTTTGTAAGCAGCCGCCAGCATTTGAGCTTTTCTTGCTGACCATTGTCCCGGCCTGCCGCCTTTTCCGCCTGCTTTAATACGGTTGAACAAACGCTTTCTCATGCTGGGCTTGGTATAGTTACCAGCCTCGTTGACGCGGCTCTTGCTTTTCTTTACCTTGCCGCCCTTCTTTAATGCTTGCCGCCCATCTGGATTATATTCTTCATCTATTTCTTTTAGCCGCATAGATAGAAGTGCATCTTGTCCAGTGTATTTTGGAGAGGTCCTAGAGTCTTTTGTAATCGTTCTTATTGTACTTGACTCTTGTCCACGTCTAACTTTTCTCTTTTGTTCTCTAGTAGTGGTTTCTGCCCCATCATCTCCCGGACTTTTCAAAGCATCCCTATACTTTTCTGGCTTTAATTCTACTGGCATTATGGTTTCTCCGTGCTGCCCAAAGCATGGCGAGGTTGAACTTTGCCCCCATACACTTTGCCTATTCCCCTAAGTTTAATGTAATCAGAAAAAGAATCTGCCGAATACTCATCAGCAATTTTCATTCCTTTTTCTTCTAAAAATTCTTGTGCAAAGTTGTTTCCAATATACTCGTCATAGTATTCTTTGTGCATACGCAGCGGCGCATCAACAGGAAACTGTTTAGGAAGTAACTTTTTTTCTTCCTCTTTACCAAATCCAAATCCTGATTTAAATGCTTCCATTTTAGACACGTAATTCTCCATCTCGCATAGCGTCAGCCAAACGTACCGCCCGTTGTCCTACTTGTGATGCCCAACGCGAATCAAGCATCTCGACTGCTGCCAAAGAAAAGTCGCGGTCATGTACAGCTTTCCACATGTTTTTAAATTTGTTTAATCTTGGCATACCAAGGTTTATCGCCATATCTAAAAGTACACGGCAACGAACATCATCAAGCCCTGCTGTACAAAGATGTGATGCGACTAGTTCTTTTTCTACAATATCTATGTCGTTGGATAAAAGGAAACGAGCGTGGGTTTCTGTTATGCCCTGCTCGTATACCTCTGCTTTTAACATGTTCATAAAAGCAAGTTCGCCGTCGGTAATACCACGGTCTTCAAGGTTTCTGCCTACACCGATTGTATCGATACCAAGATGGTCCTGATAGACTTGCAACTCCATACCTTCGTGCAGAATTAATTGGTCAATCAGAGCCTCACGATTGTATTTCATTTTGCGGTTCTCTCTTGCTTGCTCTTCGGTTGTTCTTTGGGAGTGGTCAAATACCATTAGTCAGGTTTCTCCGCAGAAGATGAAGCTTTTCTTCCTCGTGAAGATTTTAAGAGTTCTCTACTTCTTACATCATCATCAAAAGTAGGTGCAGGTGCTTGTGCTTCCTTTGCCCCTGCTATAGAATTATAAAGCGCAGAAGCTGCTCCTGCGATTATTCTGCTACCTATTACTACTGCTGGTGCTGCTGGGACTGGCATGCTACTTACCCTTCGCTTCTCTACCTAGATAGATACCATACACACCTGTCATAACACCCATTATAACGGAGACAAATGCAGACTGCTGTGTTGTCGGGTCTTCTAAGTTCATAAACCACTCTGCACACCGCCATGACATCGCAACAGAGGCAATCATAGTTAGCTTGGCTGTAACATTAAACTGCAGCCATCTTTTCCACCAATCAACCATTATTTTCTTTTAGACCCCGGACCTGTTAATGCAGAACCTTGTCCTGCAGGTTTTGAACTAAATGCCGTTATAAAAGCACCCACACCGGGAATACTACGTAAACCTAACTTAGCTGCGGATTTTGCTAGTGTTTGTGGTTTTGCTCCTTTTATAATATCTTTTTGTCTTTTAATTAATTCCTTACGAATTTTTCTATCTTGTGTACTTAAATCTTTTGGATTAATTTTTGTTATTCTACCCAATTCCATTTTAGCAGTTTTTGTTTTTATTACATTAGTTTTTGCTTTTATCTTTTGAGAACGTGCCTGTCTTTTTTGTTGCTGATTCTTTTCATATGCTTTTTTCTTACGAGCATAAGAATTTGCATCGTAAGCAGCTAATGCAGCACCTGCAGCAGCTGAACCAACAGCAGAAGCTTCTACTATGTTTTGTGTACGAGATTTATTTCTACCTTTAATAGACATTAGTTGTATCTCTTTCTATTTTTTACCAAAGAATTTTGTAGCTGAACGTACGCCAAAAGAAGCGGCAACGATAACTCCCAAGGAATATTGATACCACTCAGGCATCATTTCTAACTGCAAAAACCCGTTTGCTACAACTTCTTCCATGCCGGGTATGAAGGCTAGTATCAGCGGGATACTAAACAAAATTACCAGCCACTCGTCTTTCCAACTTGATGATGAAGCACGAGCCATCTCTAAGTCCCAATCAATTTCGCCTGTAGCTTTTTTCTGCATAACTACAGCTTCCGCTTGAGCCTTGGCTACCTTTGTAGCTGACTGTGCTTTTTTCTCTTCTACTTTGCCCTCAAGCCACGTAGAAGCGATGTTGCTTATGGGTCCAATCAGTGCAGTTAACATTTCCATCTCTTCCTTGCTTGACGCAAACGGCTGTTAGGATTCTTAGCAGCTTTGGGAAACTTCTTCATTTGTCCAGCAGACCTAGCGCAGAAAGATTTACGCCGTTTAGCATCTTTGCTACCCGGCTTTACTTTTCCTGTTACTGCTGTTTTTAGTTTGGAACCGGGGTTCTTTCGCCGATAAGCAGCCACCCCAGCTTTAGTCATTCCTGCTCCCGACTTCGTTGGTCGAAAGTTCTTTTTGTTACGGGCTGGCATCTTATCTTGTTTACGAGCCATCACTTCTTCCTTGCTGTTTGTGCTGCACGTTTGAAGTTAGCTTTGCTTGGCGCACCCCTGCTTCCGGGTTTACGCATAGTCTCTCCGCTACCCGCCTTTATTCTGCGTTTTTTAGCAGCTATGTTGGCATATAGTCCACGTCTAGCCATGACTACACTTTTACTAGCTTGTAGCCTTTTGCTTTTGCAGCAGAACGAATTGATGCAAGAGTCATCTTTGCACCGCCCTTTGCCATGCCCTTAGACCGCATTTTTGCTTTACCGCCTTTAGCCATACCTTTAGAACGCATTTTTGTTTTACCGCCTTTGGCATATCCTTTAGATTTCATGGCAGAACGTCCACCACGAGCCATGCCCTTGCTTTTTTTATTCATCATCTTCTTCATCGTCTTGCTCCGCATAAAGATTGTCAAATACCCTTGCTGTGTCACTTACATAATTAGGGTCTTGTTTTGAATGGTGTACCCACTGACTTGGTGCAAAATCCGGTGGGCCTTCTCCGGTTACAAACCACGCAGGATTAGTAACCCGGACTCTATTGTTGGGAAGAGCAACCATGTTGCCTGTCCACTTACCTGCATCCAACAATTCCAAAACATGACTTTGTTTGTGTTGAGCAGGGTCATCAGCTACCTCAGTGTCAGTGTAATCGACAGTAAAGTAATACTTTGCAGGATAGAACTCTCCGTCTATCTTTGCCAACCAAGGGCATGGTGTTGCTCTATTCAAAACAAACACCGAATGATGGTGTGATTGGCAGTCCCAAGGCTGCGCAAGATGTGTAGGTATTGGTTCAGGCCACTCATCTAGAGGCGTATCACCTACAAGTGCAGTAAGAGGCATCCTAGCCCACATAGCACCACCATGTACATTTTCTTCTTCTTCTTCGCATCCAGTAAACAACAGTTGGAAACTAAGAGTTCGCATTGGCAGGGTAGTTATTCCTATTGCCATCGCATGAAGAAATTCACCTTGATATCGGTCGAAGTTTGTTGTGTATTCTCTCCGCACCCAAACTTTAAAATACGGTATATTGCTTGTAATGTAATTCATGATTAGGTAGAGTACTCTTGCTTGAGTTGTTGTGAACACTTATAGCTAAATTCTACAGGGGGTATGATTACCCTTTGTAAATCTAAAGCCATCACTCTCGCTCTATCTTCACATTCTTTTAAGGTTTTATATGGTCCTCTACTGTCCTGAAATTCAACGCACTCAAATGCAGCAACTATAGAACAGACTTTAATAAACGTAATAAACATGGT